ACGTTACCTCTCCTAGGCAGCTACCCAGTCCTCTGTTGAGCAGAAGGGCATGCGAGTATCCGTTATCACTCCCTCACGTTTCCACGCCGGTGAGCCGCTCGAACAAGCGCCTCCCCCTTTCCTTTGTCTGCCCGAAGGCGAGATGCCACACTCCTTGCATCTCCACTTTCCGCTCTCGGCCCTCGTAATCAGCTGGCAGGAACCACTTCTTACGACGCTTAGGGGCCAAGAGCTCCCTTTCCTTCTCCCACAACCCTTTGGGCCTGTAACTCAGGGCGCTTCTATACCGGCGAATCTTCTTCATACTTAAAGAATTAATAAAAATTCTCGAAGAAGGCAGCTGGTTTGTCCTGCGTCCTTTGTTAAAGAGGAGCTCGTAGAGAGCTATCCTCTCCTCATACGTAGTCTCTTCGGAGACTTGTATGAGGCGGTCATCCAAGGGTACACTACGGGGCGGAGGCAATTGATAGCACCACTGTTGGGTCCGGATCTGCTTGTAAACGTTGGGAATCCAAGACGGCATCCCAAGATCCTCCATACAGACGTGGTGCTTCTTACAGATACCGCTACGGCTAAAGGCGTCCATCCACTTAGGACCTGCTTTTATGCAGGCAGTGGCCAAATGACGTAGCCCGTCAACGGTATATACCTCGCCCCCCCCCCTCCGCAGGTTCTGGACCTCCTTCCAGTCTTTTCCTTTTCTTAAGAAAGTCGTCGAGTTGATCTCGGCGACTACCTGGGAGACACAAGTCTTCTGGGAATTAATCCTAAACCCAACGGGGTAACGGTTCAGGACATCCTTGCTTGTGCTCGAAATCAGGCAATCATCGCCGTTGACCAAGATCGACGACTCGGACCCTCTTACTGCCCACTTAGCGGCGCAGTAACTTGTCAAACAGAGGAGTGGAAAAGAGAGGTAGGTGCCCATCATCTGCCCGAACGTCACCTTGGAACCGCGTACCGTTGGGTACAACGACTCGCAGGCGAGTTGTTTCACACGACCGGGGATCGACGTGGCGCGCGACAATATCACACCAAGCAGAGCTTCGGTGACATCCAAGCGCAGCCCGTCGGTTGCTCCCACCAAGTCCACGGAGGTTTGCCAATCATAGCGGCAAACACGCTTAATCCGTGAACTCTTAGGTGGTCCCTTCAGAAGCCATCCTGTCTTAGACAGTCTGTCGTATATGGCTTTGTGAAGGGGGCCAAGGAGGTCGTACTCCACGGAAGGTATGCCCAGGGGGCGTACCTTCCCAGTACTAGGGACCTCCTTATAGCGGAGCCGGAATCTGCCTTTAACAGAAGAAGGCATTCGACCTCGTCTCGTGGCGACCTGGAACTCAGTTCTGTTGCTGTTATCGGCCCACCAGCCAGAGCCCGTTGTTAAGGGCTCCTCCCTTGCGGAGGCTGATGGTACGAAACTTTCACAGAAACTGGTGTAGTTCCGGTCCCAACCGACGGGGAAGAAGCGTCGACACTGTCTTCTGCAGAATTCCCGG